GCCTCCCATCAGTTTGAGCTTGATGGCAGCTCCCACCAGCAACACAGCCAGGATGCCAGTGGTGGCGACCTTGATCACGGTCTGCCAGGCGGTGCGTCGAGCATCGCGCCAGGCTTCGAGCAGGTCGCGCAGCTCGCGGATGTCACGGGCAGCGTGACCGTTTTCCAGACCGAGGTGGGCGAGGCAACGCTCAGCACCACGTTCGGCGGCCCGGGTGAGCAGGTCGTCCAGGTCATCGGGGCGCAGGGTGATGGGCTGCGGCGAACTAAGTTCTTGTGCGTTCTCCATGGTTGGGTCTCCAAAATACAAAATGCCCGCACTGGATGTCTCCAGGCGGGCGTAAATAACGGGTCTTTGCTTCAGGCGAAGTGATCGGCCTTGGCCAGTGGCTTGATGAAATCGGGCAGGTAGTTGGGATTGATGCCCGCCGGAATCACGGCGGGATCGACGATGTCCTCCACCCGCTCACCATCACGCAAGGCGTGAATACAGGCCGCCACCGTGCCCTCCTCCAGCGCGGTGAGGGTGTGGATCTTGTTGCTAGCAATGAAGATGATGTGAGGCGCTGTGAACTCCGACACAGCGCCATCCACATCCACCTGCAGCCGCCCCTTGACCAGCAAAGTGGGGTGATCGAAGGCGTGCTTGTGGCCCTCGTTGACGTCACCTGCGTTTTCAAAAGTCATCAGCTTGATCCAGAGGTTGCTGATCAGACTCAGTTGGGATTTAGGGCTGGCTTCGGCTGCGAACAGCGCGTCAATCACATCGTCCTCAACACAACCGGCAATAGAAAGGCCAAGACGATGAAGAAACAAAACCCGCAGGCCATCCAGAACCTGCTTGAAAAGATCGCACTCGATCACCTTTTCATCCAGACCCTGGAAACCCAAATGAGCGACCGCCTCGACTTTCATGAGGTCAGCGTCTGGGCTGTCAAAAGCGCCCTGCAAGCAGCCTTTGAAGCAGGCCGTATGGCAACAACGCAATCCCCCACGCAAACAAACCGCAACTGAAAGGATCAACATGACCTCCCAACTCACACCCGCCCAGCACGCCATCCTGGATCACGCCCATCGGCACACCGAAGGACAGATCGAATGGTTCCCTGACAACATCAAGGGCGGCGCGCGCCAAAAAGTGATCGATGGTCTCTTCAAGCGCGCCCTGATCACCTATGACGGCAAGGACTGGTTCCTGGCTGCCGAAGGCTATGACGCCCTGGGCGTACCTCGCAAGGCACCTCTGAACATCCAAGATCTGGATACGGTCATTCAGGCCGCACAGCAGTCCAAGCCACGGACCCGAGACAACAGCAAACAAGCGCAAGTGATCACCATGCTCAAGCGCCCCGAGGGCGCCACCATCGCGCAGATCTGCGAGGCCACCGGATGGATGCCGCACACCGTGCGCGGCACCTTTGCCGGTGCATTCAAAAAGAAGCTGGGCCTGCAAATCACCTCGACCAAGGAGGCAGGAGCAGATCGGATTTACCACGCCGCCTGAACAGGAGCCAGGATATGAAAACAATGACCATCACAATCGATCGCAAACCCCTGACCATCATGTTCGATGGCCAGCAGGTGCAGGTTGAAGAATTGAGCACCCGTCTGCCGTTTGGACGCAAACCCACAGACATCAACGACATTGCGGCCAGTGGCAACGACGTGGTTTACGTCACAGAAACCAGGACCATGACGCCGGAGGAGTTCGATGGCTTTTCCATGAACCTCTACAAGTCACGCGACTGGCTCAAAGGCAAGGGCGGTTATTTCATGCAAGGTCGACTTTGCGTGGAAATCCAGGCACCAGGACGCCCGCTCCTATACGTAGATCCAAGTGGCAGTGACTACTGCCGGTACATCGCGCGTTTGGGGTAATGGTGGATAAGCCACGCTGCACAACAACTTCAATCAAAGCCTTGGCTTTGATTGGAAACAGCGCGTCAATGGAGTCATTGGCAAACGATTGAAAGAAAGCCCACCATGACCCTCAACTTCGACACCTTGATGCGCCAGATGACCGAGCAAAAGGCCAAAGATGCTTTGCTCACCGCCCGATCCACCCTGGAGCGCAGCCTGCGCGAGTTGGACCAATACATCGATCGGCTCGACACTGCTGAGACGCCACAGGACAAATCGCAGGTGATGAACTGGGCGCTCAACGCCCTGGCCTGCAACATCACGCCCAACCTGCGCCTAGACATGATCGCCAACGCCCAGGCCGAACTGGCCAGCGTCGCGAAATGATCACGGTCACTTCAAATGATCGAATAAGCCTTGGCTTCTGTGCCCTACAGCGCGTCAATGGAGTCATCGCCAACACAGACACGGAGCCGACGATGACCACCACCCACATGCCTGCCACCCAAAACGAAACCTGGGGCTTTTGGGGCACGATGAACAACAGAGCAGAAGCGGCCTGGCCGATCGCGATGACCACGATCTCGGACGCCACCAACCAACCACTGGACTCGGTCCGCGCCTTCCTCGACAGCCGCCACGGTCGGCACTTTGCCGACGATGTGCTCAACGGCCTGCACGCCGAATCGGAACTCCCAGAGGCGATCCACGCAGCCACCCAACGCTGGATGTGCTGGACCATCGGGCGCCTGACCAGCAAGCAACACGGCATCCCCAAGGGACTGCCATGCCTGACGGGCTTTGTGATTCACTGCGAGATCGTCACTGAGCTCTAAATCATCAGGTACGGATTTCGATCTATCAATGAATCAGTCGGAGAAATGGAAATTGACTGTGTCTACCGGTATCCGGACATGAATCATCTGATTGGAAAGCCGAGCATTTTCTTTCTCGTCTTGGTCAGTGAACCATTTTGGCTGTGCCGTAAGTTCAAGAGATACGTTTACGCCCTCTTCAGAAAAGGAACCGGATTCAACTGCAGCAACGAAATGCTCTTTGATAGATTCGGGAATGTAGAAATTCAAGTAAGTACGATCGCCGCTTTCGCGAATATAAATTTCAATTTGTTTGGTCATTGAATTCTCCAGTTCGACATAGCACTACTCTACGTCACTTGAGATTTTCTGGTCTTCGCACGCCAGCATATTGAAGGGAAGGCCATCCCTCTCACGATAAGCATCTTGTCCACTCCAGTCCTGCCAGCGGCGCACGATCACATCCACGTACTTGGGGTCGAGCTCGATCAGCCAGCCGATGCGACCTGTTTTTTCGGCGGCGATCAGGGTGGTGCCAGAGCCGCCAAACGGATCCAGCACGATGTCACCCGATCGGCTGGAATTGCGTATCGCGCGCTCGACCAACTCCACCGGTTTCATGGTCGGGTGTAGGTCGTTCTTCTGCGGCTTCTTGATGTTCCAGACATCGCCCTGGTCGCGGTCACCGCACCAGTGGCGGTTCTCTCCTTCAGGCCAACCGTAGAGGATGGGCTCGTACTGGCGCTGGTAGTCAGCGCGACCAAGCGTGAAAGTGTTCTTGGCCCAGATGATGAAGGTGGACCATTTGCCACCAGCGGCTCGGAAGGCCTGCTGCAGGGTGTCGAGTTCGCTCGATGACATCGCGATGTAAGTCGCCCCGGCGCAGCGCTCCAGCATTGGAGTCAATGCGGCCAGCAGGAAGTCGTAGAAGCCATCGCCAAGGTTGTCGTTCAGGATCGGACGGTCCTTGCCGCGCATCTTGTCCTTGGCGCTGTTGGCGTAGTCCACGTTGTATGGTGGATCGGTGAAGACCATGTTGGCCCGGGCATCGGCCATCAGCAGCTCGTAGCTCTTGGGGTCCGTGGCGTCGCCACACACCAAGCGGTGATTGCCCAGCTCCCAGACATCTCCTGGCCGGGAGATGGGAGTCGCCGACACTTCGGGCACTGCATCGTCATCCGTCTGGCCATCGACCGTGGTCTCTTCGCCCGCCATGATTTCGGCCAGGGCATCGGCATCGAAGCCGGTGATGTCCAGGTTGAAGCCATCTTCCTGCAAGGACTGCAGCTCAATGCGCAGCATGGCGTCGTCCCATCCAGCGTTTTCTGCGATGCGGTTGTCCGCAATGATGAGCGCGCGGCGCTGGGTGGGCGTCAGGTGATCCAAAACCACCACGGGCACGGTGTCCAGACCCAGCTTTTGCGCGGCGGCCAGCCAACCATCTTCGCGCCAGAGGATGTCCAGGCCGCGATCGTGGAGTTGTACCCGCTCAATCAGCAGTTGCGTGATCCGCTGCTGCTCCTTGGGGAACAACTGGTCCCACACGGCACCGATGCGTTGCATGGCCACCACCACTTGGGCTTCCTCGAGGCGTGCACCTTGGGGATGTTTCTGGCATGAGCGCCATGTCGCCAACATCAACTCTGGTACACGCAA